AAAAATGTAGTTTTACCAGAACCTGGAAATTTAGAAGTAGATAATCCAATTTTATATGTAAATTACGAATCTGCAGATGGAACAAAATCAGATCGTATATTTGAGGATGGGGAAGAATTAATATGTATTGATAATGCTGGGTTCCAATTTATTGATAGCGCGAATGAATCAGAAATATTCAGAAATGACAAAATCTCTTTGCAATTTTTACCTTTAGACACAATGAAGCAAGGAACCGACTATTCTCTTATGCTGAAAAGTATCAAGAGAAAATATGACCCTGTAAATCATACAATTTGTTTTAAACAACTGTTTAATACGGATTACATAAGGACAGCTAACGAATATCTTCAAGCTTGCATAGATCATAAAAAAATAAATTTCGCTTCTAGAACTTCCGCTTGTGGTAGCTTTTTTAGTAAAGTGTCTTCTCAGAGAATCCCTTTAAAATCAATAGGTTACAATAACACCGGAGAATTGATTGAACTTCAAGATGATTTGGTATATCAAACTAAAAAACAATGCTCATTAATAGAGGTTAAGAGCACCTCTAAAGGCACTCAATCTTTTGATTTACCACAGCATTTAAAAAGAAGTAATTCAGTAAACAGAGCTAGAAGAGATAATTATACTACTTTAATGATGGCTAACTGGGCTTTCAAAACTTATAGAGATTTAAAAAATTTAAAAATAGACGAAGTTAATTTAACTTTTACTCCAAAAATGATACACTAAAGTGTAAACTTAAATTAGTATGCCTGAAAACAAAACAAGTAATGCTCAAAATAGCCTTAGAGAACCTTTAATGGCTGGATCACCATTTAAAGAAAGTTTGGCTTCTACCAGAAACAGGCAAAACAGGGCCGGTACAATAGAAAGAAAAGATAGATATTCTAATATAGATGATGGCATAATTCCTTTTAAATATAATACCAACACATCTAATGATTCTAGTTTAGATATAAAGGATACTATTGTTTTATGCCAAAAAGCATACTATAACTTTTCTGTTTTCAGGAATACTATCGATTTGATGACAGAGTTTTCGATGAGTAATATTTACTTTACGGGAGGAAGCTCTAAATCTAGAGATTTTTTTGAAGCCCTTTTTAAAAAAATTAATATAAATTCTTTGCAAAGTAAATTTTTCAGAGAGTATTACAGGTCAGGTAATGTTTTTATTCATAGGTTCGATGCTAATATATCAGATAACGATATATCAAAAATGACACGAACTTTTGGTTTAGAAACTAGAAGCTCTGTTTCTCTTCCTGTAAAATACATTATACTTAATCCTGCCGACATACAGATTACAGGAAATATTACGTTTACAAACGGAGAATACAAAAAAATTCTTACTGATTACGAATTAGAAAGATTAAGAAACCCCAGAACAGAAGAAGATCAACAGGTTTTTGACAATTTGGACGAAGAGACGAAGAATAAAATACGCTCAGATTCTAAAAAACAAAATGTCTCTGCGGTGACGATGACTTTACCTGCTGATAAAATAACTGCCGTTTTTTACAAAAAGCAAGATTATGAGCCATTCGCTGTTCCTATGGGATATCCGGTTTTAGAGGATATAAATTGGAAACAAGAAATGAAAAAAATGGACATGGCTTTAACTAGAACTACTAATCAAGCCATTCTTTTGATAACAATGGGTACAGAGCCAGAAAAAGGTGGAGTTAATCAAAAAAATTTAATGGCCATGCAGCAACTCTTTGAAAACGAATCCGTTGGCAGGGTTCTAATATCTGATTACACAACAGAAGCTAAATTCGTTATTCCTGACATCGCTGGTATTTTAGATCCTAAAAAATATGAGGTTGTTAACCAAGATATTCAAATGGGTTTAAATAATATTCTTTTAAGTGATGAAAAATTTGCTAATTCAAGTATCAAGGTGCAAGTTTTTATGGAAAGGCTTAACGAAGGGAGAAAAATATTTATAAATGATTTTCTTATTCCTGAAATTAAAAGAGTTTCTAAATTGATGGGTTTTAAAAATTATCCTACCCCTAACTTTGAAGAACTAGATCTGAAAGACAGGTCTGTTTATGGACGTATTTATAGTAGATTAATAGAATTAGGAGTATTAACTCCCGAAGAAGGTATTAACGCCATAACCTCTGGTAGACTGCCTACCCCTGAAGAATCAGAAGAGTCTCAAAATAAATTTAAAGATCTAAAAGAGAAAGGTTTTTACGAGCCTGTTTCTGGAAATAGTGAAGTATCTAGTCCAGCAGGCAGGCCTGAAGGGTCAGGAACTCCAAAATCAACGGATACAAAAAACCCTATAGGAAATAAAGCGTCTGCGACTCAGTTTAGTCTATCTAAAATTCAAAGTAATCTTAATCTAGCTGAGAAGTTGAATTTGGAAGTAGAAGGAGCTTTGAGGCATTTACATAATAGAAAAAGACTAAATAAAAACCAAAAAGAAATAGCTCAACAAATTTCCAATATAGTTATTCAAAATGAAGAGCCAGAAAATTGGTTGGCTAAAGCGGGTAGATACGCAGCTGAACCTGTAGATAGAAATGAAAAAAGAGTAAAAAATATTCAAGAGATAGCTTATGAACATCAAGTAGATGATTTTTTAGCTGGCATTCTTTACTGTAGTCAATACGAAGGTTAAAAATATGGGAAGAATCATATATAACTCCTTAGCTTTATATGTCGGGTCTTCAGGTAAAAACTTCTTAAGCTACACGGGAGGAAATTTAATAAATGGATATAAAGAAGAGTTTATTAAAAATGGGGCAGAGTGTTGTCCTTGTGACGAATCTTCTAATCTTGACGAGTCAGGTTTAGACGAATCGGGTTTAGACGAATCAGGTTTAGACGAATCGGGTTTAGACGAATCAGGTTTAGACGAATCAGGTTTAGACGAATCAGGTTTAGACGAATCGGGTTTAGACGAATCGGGTGTAGATGAATGTCTTAAAACTAAAGATTTTGAGTGGTCTGGAAGCGTTCATAATTTGGTAAGTCAATTAGATAGAATACAAAATTTCAACTATGATATAAGTGTCCCTAGAGAACACTTGACTCAGTTAAATACTTCTAAAATTATAGATAGACCCATAATAAATTCGCCTGAAGTCAATTTTTCTTTTGATTATTTAATAGCTGACGTTTCTAATGAAGCTAAAATGGGGTTGTACGTTAATTTTCCTCAATTTGAAGACGGTAAAATGGGAGAACCTTTTTTTGAAGAAAAAGAAAAAAAAGAAAATAATGGATCGTCAGAAAATGGCGGAAATTTTTCTTGTAGTATTTTATCTGGTTTTTTCTCCGAAGAAATAGGCGAAAAAGAGTTTTATAACGATGGACAAATTGATCCTTTTTACCCAACTGAACCATACAGAGATAGAAGAAATTATTATTTAGCTGTCAGAAATGATAGAAAAGATATTTATGACGGAAAAAAACCATTCGATTTTGCTAGTCCTGATGATCAAATTTATCTAAATGAAGACGCGAAAGATTACAATGTCGTTTCTTTTGGTAATTGCTACATGAATTCTTATTCTGCTAGCGCTTCAGTAGGATCTTTACCTAAAGCGAGTGTTAATTTCGTAGGAGAAAACATTAGATTTGAAACTAGTGGTATTGATTTTATTTCTCCTTCTATAGAACCTAAAAAAGGCTTACCTTTAACTGATGAATATTCCAGACATTTAAGAGTAGATTTACCTAAAAGAATAAGACAAAATAAAATTTCTGTTTTAAACCCCGGCGATATAACTTTTACGCCTCATTTCACTTATGAAGAGCAAGGAGGTTTAACTTATGACACTTTTACTGGAATGGGAGCAGCTTTTGAGGATATTCATTTAAATTCTTATTCTATAAGTATGGGTATTCCTAGAGAAGCTCAAAAAAATATGGGGTTTAAGTTTCCTCTTGACAGAAGAATAGATAGTACCGCTCCTGTTACTTTATCTATAGAAGGGATTGTTTCCGGCATGGCAGACTCGAAAGATACGCTAGAAGACTTATTAAGGATTAATCAAGATTATGATTTTACTGTATCTTTAAAAGGTCCTCGATGTCATGAAGATATTTTCACGGAAGCAAATATATATGATGCGGCAAAAAATAAATACGAAGCTATAAATAAAAAGAAACCATTAATTAATTACTTTTTTAAATCTGCAAAGCTTGACTCTTTTAATTACTCTTCCTCTATAGGAGACAACTTAGTTTTTTCCGCCTCTTTTTCTACGGTTATAGATCCTGACGATTTATCTAAAGGTTTTTTCATGAGCGGATTTTTGTCAGATGTTCAATATAAAGAGTTTTTGTTGAGAGATGACGGTTTTGGTATCGAATTGGAAGACTCTACTGATTTAATAACTACAAACAACACACCTTTGTTTTAATAGTGTAAGAAAGAAAAAGGCATCAGGATGGCAAATAAAAAAGTTAGTCAGTTACAAAATTTAGATAATTTTAAAACGTTAAATGTCGAAGATAAAGTTTGGCTTTTGGCTTCTCACGATAGTAAAAGTTACAAATTGCAAGCTAGCGATTTAGTAGCTTCTAATGAAAATTCCGTTAAGTTGGTAGGCGATCAGTCTATCGAAGGGAGGAAAGTATTTTTAGATGACGCAACTTTTCAAAATTTAATTGTAACTGGTGAAACTTCATTATTAAATTCTGAAAATTTACTTATTAAGGATAATGTTCTAAAAATAAATAATGGAGAATTGTCAAACGGCGTTTTAGAAGGCGAAGCTGGCATAAATATTTCAAGAGGTCAAAAAGAAGATGCTACTCTTTTATTCGTAGAAAACGAAGAAGTTTTTAATTTTAATTTTCCAGTATCTTCTCAAAACAGCATTCTTACAAAAAAAACCGAATTAATAGATACCGGTAATCTTTTACAGAACGAAATAGAAGTCGTTTTGGAAAAAGTTAACGTTTTATCAGGCGATTTAATATCGACTGGTCACATAGTAGACGATATATCCGGCAATCTCATCACGACTGGGCAAGCATTGCT